TTAATTATCGTCTATCATAACTTGCGCTTGTTGTACACCTTGCTTTGCAAGGCTAACTCCCGCACGTAATTTAGCTAAATCTTCGTTTTGTTCAAGCTTATCTTCTGCAATATCGCCTTGTTGCATTAATCTTGACTTAGCAATGTCTATTTGTGCCTTATCGTATTCTTTTTTACGCTCATTTTCCATTGCACGAAGGTCAACTTCTCTAGATTTTAGTTTTAAAAGAGGATCAGAATCAAATTGTGACGTAATTTTCTTCTCTTCGTTCATAAATTCCTCTGTCATCTCTGCAATCAACACTGCTTTTCTTGATTCAATAGCATTTGTTGCTTGTTGTAGCTGTTGTGCAGCCGCAGGATCTGTTGCTGCTAGCTGTTGTAGCTGCATCATCTGTTGCATTTGTTCTCTAAACTCTAATTGTACTTGTTCTTGCGCCATAATTGATATGTGTTCAAGAATATTTTTTTGTATTGAAGCCATAACCATGGGATTATTTCTAACCATGTTAGTTGACATGAAATTTAAATGTGCTGTGATGTGTGCTCTGTGATCTTGACCAGGAAAAGCTTGAAAAGGTTTACCAGCTAATGCATTTATGTGTTCCATACTTGGGTCCATAGGTGCACTCGGAGCCGGTGGTGGTAAAACTGCGTCTACATTTTTTACACCAATTGCTTCGTACATGTTTCTGTATACTTGATACAGGTTGTGTATTTGTGGTTGTGATGTTGCAAGTTGTAATTGTGTTTGTGCAAGTGTAATTCTCTGTGACATAGAAAATATGTTTGGATCTGCAACAGGTATTACATCTACTCTTTGATCAAAGTCTGTTTGTTTAATATTTCTTTGTCCACCTACAACGTCGTATGGATATTCGGGTGGTAAGTATTGTGATACAACTTTAGATAAAATTCTAAATTCATCTTTCATAGCTGCATAACATCTTTTGTGTATTGCAGACATGACTCTTGAACCTCTTTCAAGAAGAGCAATTGTAGTTCCTACCGCTGCGTTTTGTTTTGTGTCACCAACTTGCATATCGGCTATTGCTGCAAATCTTTGACCTGCTTGTACAACAACTCCTAATAATTGTAATAGTGTTGGTGATGGTTCTTTGTATGGTAATGGAAAGAACGCATCTCTTAAATTACCACCGGGTGCATCTACATCTTTAAACTCACCTGGTTGTATTGGTGATGCTTCATCTCTAACTCTAACACCCCTTTGTTTAAAACCTGCAGGTAGGTTTGCTAATGTTCCTGCGTCTAATAATTGACGGAGAGCCGTCGTTGCCGTACGACTCAATCCGCCAATCATGTGAATGAGTCCAAAGCCATAAAATCCTAGTCCTGGCAGAAATTTGAAGTGGACAAAATATTGGATCTTATTTTTCTTTAGATCATCGGGCGCATAATTCCTTCTAATAGAAAGAATTAATCGGCTACCTTCGTCAACAGTTACGATGTAAGGTAATTTTATTCCAGTCGGTCCTTCAGAATTTGAATCTTCAAAACCTTCTAAATCTAAGTTAACATGACACTCTAACAAAGTATAAACAGATTCCTGTCTACCTGTTTTTTTAGTGCCATCTAATTCTCTTTCTTTTTTCTCTAAATCATTTTTTTCAACATTGTCGGGTGGACCTAATTCTACGTCTCTGTAAAAACCAGACACTTGTTGTTTTCTTAATTCATTCTCGGACATTTTAACTGTGTGTATTATAGATTCAGCATCATCTAAACTTGTTGCAGTGTAAGGAACTACCAGTTCATCTGCAGGTACAAATTTTGATACAGCTCTACCTAACGGCACATCATAGTAAACTTTTTTAAATGTAGATCCTGCAAGTGGTAAATGAAATAACATTGAGTCAAACTCTTCTTCGTATTCTTTCATCTGATCCATAACAAGATAGTTCATAAAATCTTTAACACGTTGTGCTTGTTGTTCTGTTTGTGGATTCTTAGCGCCTATAACCTGTGTTCTAACTGGTCCGTCGCTTGGTAATAATTCTTTGTAAGCTTGTGCTTGAAACTGTGTTACTGCTTCTGCAAGAACTGGGTGGGTTGCACCAGATGCTCCTTGAAAAGGTTCTGTTCTGTTTTCATATTTAAATCCTAGAAGATCAAGACCTGCTTTGTAAGATTGTTCCCAATCTTTTCTTGATGCTTTATAGTCAGAATAATTTTGTACCATTTCATTTCCAATAGGATCTAAAATATCGTCTGGTAAAATATCTGCTAAATTATCAAAATGATTTTCTGTGCCCGGTATATTTATAGCTCCCGGTTCAAAGTCTATCGTTGCGCCGCCGTCTTCTTCTGGTATGACCTCTACAGGTCCTTTTTCTTCCTCTGGTTCCTGAACCGAAACTTCTTCTGCTATCTCTTCTTCTGAAGGGATATCAATTTTAGTTCTAGTGTTCGGGAGTCCTTTATCAATATCTGCCATTTATACTCCTATATGTTAGTACCACGTTTTAATAATGATGACAACCCTTCTGAGTTGGGTCCTCTTTCTGGTGGTGGGCCTGACTTATCGCCACCAGATAATCCTGCAATACCGCCTTTGTTAAATCTTTCTTGAGTCCCTGTAAATCCAGATGTTTCAAATAATTGTCTAAACTTTTCTTGATTAATCATTTCTTTTGCTTGCTCTGATGAAGGTCTTTCATAACCTAAGGCTTCAGATAAAGTACCAATAAAATCTTCTGTTGGTAAATCTAATTTAGCAGTATCATAACTATTGCTTGTATATGCAGGAACCATTTTTGTAGCGTATCCAGGTAGTTGTCCTGGTAGTTGTTCAAGATTTCCATATGTTGGTTTTAATTCACCAGAAAAAAAACTATCTGCTTCTGTTTTATCCGGTGCATCAAATTTTTTAGGTGTTGCCGTAAACTTATCTTTAATATTAGAAAGTTCAGATTCAAAATCTAATTTTCCAACATCACCACCTAATCCAGTTTCACGGTTGTACTCCATACCTTTTAATTTTTGTTGTAGATCTGAAACTTTTTGTCCAAAAAAACCTTTATCTGTTGGCATATCTTCTAAATTTTTTTGTGCTTGTTGAAGTTCATTAGAAGTCAATATTCTTTGTGCATAGTCTTTTGCAGCAGGTGATGCTGTTGTACTATCTAAAACTTTTTGTGCATCAAGAACACTTTGTGGGGGTGCAAGAAAACTAAAACTTAATGTATCTTTTAATGCCTCTTGAACAGGTTTACCTTTTCTTATTGCTGCATCTGCAGCTATAACTCCATCGAATATGGGAATAGATGCTAAAGCTCCTGCACTAAAAAATTGTGATCTAATATTTAATAATTCTTTTGGATCTAAAGCTCCTTTTGCAAAATTAAGAGTGCTTCTAAATATTTTTTTAACTATGTTTGATTTTAAGTCCGTGGCTTTAGGATCAATACCTTTTGCTAAACTTTCTTTAACATAATTTTTAGCTTCTGCTTGACACGCAACACTACCATATTCAAAATTAATACGACCACCCTCTGCAACTTTTTTTCTACATGTTGGATTTAATTCTCCTGCTAAGTTATTTAATAAATTTCTAAAATTATTAAAATCTTTTTTTGTTACAGTTTGTTTTAAAATATTACCTTTCATCGATTGATAATCAATAATATTTTTTGATTTGGCCAAATCTATTTGTCTTTTAGTTATTGCATCAGGATCACCACTTCCATACACTTTATCAATATTTTTAATTATTTTATTTTTTTGATTTTTATTCAATACAGCAGATTCAGTTATACCTCTTTGAATTGTATTAATATCTGATGTATTAAAACTTAAATTTGTAAAAGGTTCATTTCTTACTCCTTTTGTTGAATGTAAGATATCAAACGGAGATTTTCTTGCATTCCAAGTATAATTGTTTTTTTGATTTCTTGTAACTAATTTAGCAAGTGTGATTGTTTTATTTTTGTTTAAAGGGTCAGTAATTTTTGTATTTTTTAATTTATTCAAAGCCATTTGATTTTCGTATACCTCTGGAAAATTTTTTTTAAGAAGTAGTGTATTGTTTAATATTTTAGAGTTATATTTTTTTCCATTATATTTAAAAGAAACTTTGTTGTAAGGTAATTGTAAATTAAACGACCAATTAATACGTTTACCGTTTTTATCAAAAAATTGAATTGCTCCTTTTCCTTTGTTTTGATTCCAACTTCTTTTTGCAAAATCCATAACTGTAAATTTTGGACTTCTCGCTCTTACGTCCTCTCCAGTAATATCAGTATATCTAGGTAAACCTTGCTCCATTTCTAAAGCAGTTCTTAATTGATCTGAGAAAGAAAGTTTTTTTAAAAAACCATGAGGTTTTTCTCTATTAAAACTATACACTAAAGCATCTATTCCAGAATCTTTTAAAGAATTAAAAAGAGGAGATTCTTTTATAAGATCACTTACTACTCTATCTCCTAAATTTAATCTTTTTTGTAAACTTTTAAAAAAGAAATCGTTTAAAGGTTTATCTTCCATTAACATTTTGCCCATAAGATTTTCTAATTTTACATCGCTTTTATCCAATGTTCTCATTATGGGAT